ATGAAGCCTTCTTTAACTTTCCCTGTCACAGGATCTATCGTACTCATATAACCAGGCGCCTCTTGCGCCTGTTTAGCTGTAGGACCGGCTAAGTTTGTTGTTGCACGAACTGTACGGCCATCGGGACGCTGTATGTTTACAAAATCCAAACCTCTGGGTAAACCAGCTGCGGTGTACCCCATGCCTGCATCAATCTGATCCTGTGTTAACCCGCCTCGCTGACCCATCTCGGCAGTTTCATCATCAAATCCTCTAGCCGCTAATGCATCAAGATTAGCCAAATCAAAACCAGGATTGACATCAGAGACTTCACCGCGTGCCACTCTATCAATGAAATCCTGTGTTTCATTTTGTGGAGTATTAGGATTATCAGCAGGAGGCGCACGACCCATTGACGGCGAAGTAAAGATATCGTCCACTCGGAAACCTGGAGCCGCCG